TATTTAAGATTACAAATGAATTACAACTTTATAATTATTTATTACATTTTAAAAATTTAATAGAACAAATTTTAATTATAATGAAATATTATAAAAAAACATATCTAATATTTTTTTTTATAAAAATAATATAGAAAAAAAAAAACCCCCCCCCCCCTCTTAAAAATAGTATATATACTTTTAGTATATATACTTTTAGTATATTTTTCCTCCTAAATAGTATATTTTTAGTATATATTTTCAAACCTAGTTATCGAGTGGTATAAAAAAATAGTATATTGAATATACTATTTGTATATTTGAAATATACTATTTGTATATTTAAAAATAGTATATTTTAATGCTTAAAAATAAAATATTAATATATATTAATTAAATTTATGGTAACATACACTTGTAAAAGATGTGGTAACTTTAGTTCTCATATTAAAACTCACTATATTCGCCATTTAAACAGGAAGAAATCGTGTAAGCCATTGAATAGTTCTATATCGATTTGTACCTTAAAGGTGCAGATTGAAAATAGTATATTTGAAGTGACTCCGATTGACTCCAAAATGACTCCGATTGACTCCTATTTGGCAAAAAATGACTCCAAAATGACTCCTGTTTGTAAAAAAATGACTCCGATTGACTCCAAAATGACTCCTGTTTGTAAAAAAATGACTCCGATTGACTCATTTTCGTATATTGACTCCAAAATGACTCCTATATATAAAAGTATAAATGTAAAAAATATAGAAAATATAGAAAATATAGAAAATATAGAAAATATAATTTTCAAAAAAAAGAAAAAAGTATATGAATGTGAATTATGTAAACGACAGTATTCTAAAAATAGTAATTTACATCGACATTTCAATAAATGTAAAATAAAAAATAATTTATATATTGAAAATCAAATTATTAAAGCAAAACAGCAATCTAAAGACGAGTTGATTTTAGAATTAAAAAAAGAAAAAGAATATATGAGAATAGAAATTGCAAAATTATTAGATAAAGTAGGTAATATTACAAATATTACGAATAATCAGCAAAATGTATTTATAAATAGTCATGGTAATGAAAATCTTGATTATATATCTCAAAACTTTTTAAATAATTTATTAAAAATACCGTATAGTGCTGTTCCTACATTAATAAAAAATATTCATTTTCACCCAGAACATCCGGAAAATAGAAATATACAGATTACTAATAAAAAATTAAAATGGGCTAAAGTATGGGAAGGAAATAAATGGATAATTTTAGATAAACGATCTGTAATTGAAAATATGGTTGATAAAGGATTTAATATAATTGATGGACAATATCGAAATGAAGACTCTATTTTAGAACCACCTAAAAAAAAAAAATATACAGATTTTCAAAAAAAATTCGAAAATTTAGATAAAAATCTTCATAAAATTTTACAAAAAGATATAGAAGTTTTAGTAATAAATAATAGTTAATAGTTAATATAAAAAGTATAGATGGATGTATGTATATGTATATAAAATATTTTGATATTTTTTAATATCACAATTTTTTAAAAAGTAAAAATAATTGAATTTGAATCAAAATCAAAATCAAAATTTGAAATATATTATTTGTTAATAATATATTTTGTTGTTTTTGGAATTACAATAAAGTTATTACAACTTAGTTTATCATTATAGTTTATTTTTTGTAATATTTTTATTTGTCTTTTAAGAACTAATTTTTTAGCTTTACTTGAAATAAAAGGTATAATTTTATTTGGATATTCATTTATTTTTTTGTCAACTAAATAATTATCAGAGTCACTATAATTACTATTAGAATCACTATCAAAATAGCAACTTTCTGAATCGGAAATTTCAATACCATAGTCACTTATATCAGAGTCACTTTCAGATGAACTTTGAATTAAACATTTAGGTTTATTTTTTATATATTCATCAAGCTCATTATTTAAAAACTTTTCAGTTAATTTTGGATAAGGTATTGAATCTCCAATCAATGGTCCTTTTCTATTACCAATATATGCCTGATAGCGTTTCGACTCGTTGTCATATTCCCATTCATTATATGTTTTTTTACTAAATGTGATAGGAACATTATGTTTACTTCTAAAATTAAAATATTTTAAATAATCGATAGAATCACATACTATCTCAACAATTTTTACATTATATTTATAGGATTTTGCAATATTAATAAAATTAGAATACATCCAAATTTTATTATTTACATTTGTTAAATAAATTCTTGGAACTTTTGATTGTAAATAAATATGAAATTTATCAAGACAATATGCGTTAGATTTACTAATACATTTTATATCAAAAATATATTCATCATTTTTATTATAAAAATAATCATCACTTGACACTGTCGCAAATAATCCTTTTTTATCTAATTCATTATAATGTACATAACTATCTTTTCCAATACCTGATATTCCTCTTACAATAATTACTTCTTTTTCAATAACATTATTTCCAACCAATGTTTTATCAACAGCTTCTTTTTCAATTACATTATATTTTACAAATAATATAGAACATATTAAATTTTGAATATATTTACATATTACTATTGTAAAAAAACTAAACCAAAATGAACTAATAAAAAGTAAAACAGTGTCAATAAATAAATCATTATTAGTATAATTACCTGAATTTATAAATAAATCATAATCAGTATAATTACCAGAATATATATCATAAATTAAATAAGTATTCATATTCGTTTCTATAATAATTACATTTATTTAACTTTAAGTAAATTATTAAAATTTGAAATTATTTAAATATAAATAATTCATATTAAACTAAACATAAACTAAACATAAACTATGTCAATTAATTTGAAAACCGAAAATTATAATGGTCAAATGGTATTTGACGAATATCCATTTGAATTAAGTAACTTTCAAAAACATTCGTTGGAATCACTTGAAAATGGACATAATGTTCTAGTTACTGCTCCAACTGGTTGTGGAAAAACTCTTGTGGCAGAACATGTTATAAAAAAATATAGTAAATTGAATAATAATATTAGAAAAAGAAAAGTAATTTATACATCTCCAATTAAAGCACTTTCAAACTGTCTTTTTAATGATTTTACAACCAGATTTAAAGATATATCTTTTGGAATTTTAACTGGTGATATTAAATATAATCCAGATGCTGATTGTGTTATTATGACTACTGAAATTTTAAGAAATTTATTATATAATAAAAAAATAAAAACTGATAAATTGGAACTAAATCTTGAAATAGATATATATGAGGATGTAGCTGCTGTAATATTCGATGAAGTTCATTATATAAGTGATAAAGGTAGAGGGAGAGTTTGGGAAGAATCATTAATATTACTTCCAAGTTCAATTCAACTTGTAATGTTATCGGCAACTATTCATAAACCTGAAATATTTGGTAAATGGATTCAAGATATTAAAGAAATTCCTTTAACATTGGCACCCGAAAATAAACGTGTTGTGCCTTTAAAACATTATTTATATACTTCATTTTTACCGAAATTTTCAAAAAAAACTACAAATGCTGACATAATATATAGATTTGATAACAAACTTGTTGAAATCATGGATAGTAATAAAAAATTTAATACAGATGCTTATGAATCAATTATGAAAATAAAAAAGAAATTTGGCAAGTTTCTTTCTAAAAAATCAATATTTAATGATCTTGCACGATTTTTAAAAGAAAACAATCTATTACCTTCAATAATTTTTACATTGTCTAAAAAAAAATGCGAGCAATATGCTAAAAATATTAACATTATATTAAATACACCAATAGAACAAATAGAAACACTCAAAATTATTGATAAAGAATTAAGAAAATGTGATAATTATAAATTAATTATACAAATGAAAGAATATTTTATATTAAAAGATTTATTGGCGAAAGGAATCGCATACCACCATTCGGGGGTATATCATATATTTAAGGAAACTATTGAAATTTTATTGGGACATAAAAATAAAGAAGGTAAAAGACAACCATTGGTAAAATTACTATTTGCAACAGAAACATTTGCGGTTGGTGTTAATATGCCAACCAAAGCAGTTTGTTACTCTGGAATAACGAAATATTCGGATGATGGATTTAGAATTTTGCATCCACATGAATATAGTCAAATGAGCGGAAGAGCGGGAAGAAGAGGTATTGACAAAGAAGGCATTGCTATAATGTTACCTAATTTATATGATTTACCAAATTGTCATACTATAAAAAATATGATGTGTGGTAAAAATCAAATAATTCAATCTAGATTTTGTCCAAATTTTCAATTTTTACTTAAATTAATTTTAACTGGAAATAATCAAATTATGAATTTTATTAAAAAATCATTACTAGATAGTGAAATAACCGATGAAGCTAATTATTTAAAAAATATGATAAGTAATATAGAAATTCCAGATGATAACTTTGATTTATGTGAAAAATATGATGAATTGGTAAAACCTAATAAAAACAATTTTTATAAATTTTCTCAAAAAGCTTCGAAAATAAATAGAAAAAAAGCATGTGAGCTTAAATTAATGCCCGGTTTCAATGAAAATTATAAAAAATATAATAAATTTAAAAAAAAAATTATAGAAAAAAAAGATTTAGAAATAAAATTACATAATAACAATAATTATATTCATTATTATATTATAGATATACTACAATTCTTAAAAAATGAACAGTATATTGATAACAAAATAGAAATAGAAAATTATGAAAAATTAGAACCGGAATCCGTTTCTATTAAAGGTATTATAGCAAGTCAAATTAATGAATGTAATGAACTACTTTTTACTGAAATTATAAATTCAAAATTTGTAGATAATTTAAATCCAAAAGAAATTGCAATATTATTTAGTATATTTATAGATTCTAAAAGCAATTCGTCAGATGAAATGACATTGGAATCTCTAAAATTAAACTCCATTTTTTACGATAAATTTAAAAATATTGTTGATATTGCTAACAATTTTTATAGAAAAATAGAACAAAAAAATTTATTATTAGATTTAGACTGGGGTATATATTTTACACTTGCTGAACCAGTATCCGATTGGTTAGATGGAAAAAGTTTAAATGAAATTGTTTTAAAATATGGAATATATTCTGGAAATTTTGTAAAAAATATAATTAAATTAAATAATATAATTCAAGATGTAGTTAAAATTTCTTCAATATTAAAAAAATTAAAACTATTTGAAGAATCTTCTAAATTAGAAGGAATGTTAATTCGGGATAATATAAACACTGAATCATTATATGTTAAAGTTTGTTAAAATTTATTAGTCCATTGGTCCATTTGTTCTGTAAAGTTCATTAAATTTTATTTTTAAATTAGTATATGGATTTTTTAAATTATATTCTAAATATATATCAAAATTAATTAAAGTATTATATTTCAGTTTATACCCACTATTGCTTATAGTATTATTAATATATATATATTGAGTATCAATTTTAATAGAATAAATTGAATGTAATTTTTTATCAATAATATTTGTATTTATTGATAATTTATATTTAGGAATATAAACAGATGCCTTGAAATTTTCTTTAACGTTATAAATATACCCTTGAAATGTATTGTTTTTTGTTTGTTCAATTAAATTTTTAAATTTTATTTTAGAAAATTCTCTTTCTGCTTTTTTTATTCTTTTATTAATATTATTTATTTTTTCTAAATTAATTGAAATTTTATAGTTATTTTTTTCTAAAATATTATGAACTATATTATGATTGTAACAATCTGTATATCTGCGAATGGGCGATGTGAAATGTATATAATTTTTTAAATTTAAAGCACTATGGAGTGTGTTTAAATTGTCAAATGTATATTCCGCAGATTTATTTTTAATTATATTTAAAAATTTACCTAACTCTCCAGATAAATTATTATTATTTAATAAATTTTTATTTTTGGTATGAATTCTAAAAATAGGGTTTTCACCATTTTTAATTATAAATTTGGCAACTTCACAATTATATATAATCATTAATTTTTCAATCATTTTATGAGTATCATAATTTTCTAATATATGTTTATCAATGGAATTATATTGTAAATTTTTTACAAGATTAATAAATTCTATATTTTTATATGAATCATAATTATATGTTTTTTTATTAATTAAAATTGAACGTTTATACTCTGTTTTTATTATTTTATTATTATCAATACTAATCCATAGAGAAATTGCTAAACGTTTTTTACCTTGTAATAATGATATACAACCATTACTTAAAATTTTAGGAAACATATTTATAATTTTATGAGGACTATATATACTTGTAGTTAAATCATTTAGTAAATAATTTAATTCCAATTTTTTCAAAGTGCCAACTACATCACTAATATGGATACCTAAAATATATTTGTTTTTATTTATTTTACTATAACTAAAGGCATCGTCTATATCAAGACAACCGATTGGATCAACTGATACCACATGATGTTTTGTTATATCATCATATCCATCAATTGTATCAAAATTTATTACCAATGGTTTTTTTATTTTTGGTAATTTAGATACTAAATCGTATTTGTGTAAAATTCCATCATATTGAGAATTTATATTATCCGTTTCTCCAAAAATTTCAATTATCTCACCATATGGTAAATTTTCGTTCCAACTATGATATTTTATAGTAATTAAAATATTTTTTGAATATTTTTTTTTAACTCTGGTGCCTACTAAAAAACATGGATAATTATTTGATAATGGTACAAACTTAAATTTTTCTACTCCTCTTTTATTTGTTTTAAATTTATATTTAGAATATAATTCTAAAACACCTGAAATTTTAATATTTTTAATATTACTTTTCAATACTTTTATATTTTCATTTACAATTTCAACTAAATCTCCATGAAAAGCTTTACCTATTTTATCATAACCATTTATTGGTATTTTAGTATTATCATTTAATACAATATTTCCTTCACTATAATTTCTACAATTTATTTGCAATTTAGACATTTATTACAATCTATAAATGTCCAAATTTACTCAAATTTTTATATTATTACATTTAATTTAGATAAATAATAAAAATACCTAATAAAAATAAAAATTGATGTAATAGATAAATCTAATAGATAAATGTGATGGATAATTTATATTCTTATATGGAAATTATTCTATTAGATTAGAGACAAAATATAAAAAAAATTTGACAATTGATTTTATATTTTGTTGACAAATAAAAATATTTTCTAATAGTTCTAAATCGATTACTCGAATATGCAAGTTACATCCAACACAACTACAACTAATAGCGATTCGAGCTCTAATGAACAGCTATTTCGAAGTTTGGAAGTAGATACAGAAGCTGAAGCTGGAGTAGAATCGTCCAAAGAGATGGAATCTACGAAATCTATGGAAATTCCTCTATCTTGGTGGAAAATAATTGAAAAACAGCAAGAAATGCTTGTCATTAAAATCGCAAACCATTATAGTCTTGATATTAATGAAATTATGAAAGAAATTATGCCAAATCTGGCTAAAACAACTAAATCTAAAAAATCAAAAAAGAAGAAACGTGAAAAGCTGTCTGACTATACCCAAGCTACAAAAAAAGAAGAACTAAAAGATTTTAAAATTCCTGATTTGAAAGAAATTTTACAATCAAATAATTTACCAGTAAGTGGTAATAAAGCAAAACTAATTGATAGAGTTTGGGGTATTCTTAAACCAGATGAAGCAGTAGTTGAAGTTAAAAAAAAACGTGGTAGAAAAAGCAAAAAAGATAAATCATTACCTGTAGAAATTGACAGTGGGCTAATTGAAGAAGGAGGTGAAACAGGAGAAGCCGGTGAAGAAAATAATCAAGTTTGTGAACTTGATATTGATACAATGCCAACTATTTATATCGATTCGGATGGAAATATTAGTAAATCGGGAACCCTGCTAAAAATTTTTAAAGACAAATTTGTATTTAAAGAAGACGATGATGAAAATATTGAATTCATGGGTATCAAGAATAACGATAAAGTGGAATTTATGGATGACCACCCACAAGAACTTTTAGATTTGTTAGGCATGTAAGTGTTTGGACATATATATGTATTTAGGATGTATGTATGTTGTTTAGTGTATTTTGGGGTTTGGATATATTATATGCAATAAGATTTGTAACATAAATATAAAATATAATAAATTTGATAATTACATTTTTTTATTTATTTTTAATAAATGCAAAATATGGAAGTTATACCAGTTCAAAATGATTCGAATATTAAAATACCATCTAATATTCCTCCTATAAATATAGGAATTGTGGATGTTATTATTAGAATGTATATGTTTTGTTTAGTGTGTAGGATGTATGTGTTTTGGGTTTTGGATATATGATATATAATAAGATTTGTAATATAAGTATTAAATATAATAAATTTGATAATTTACATTTTTTTATTTATTTTTAATAAATGCAAACTATTGAAGTTATACCAGTTCAAAATGATTCGAATATTAAAATACCATCTAATATTCCTCCTATAAATATAGGAATTGTGGATGTTATTAGAGCCCAACAAGAAATTATTATTAAAAAAATTAGTGATAAATTTAATTTAAATTATTCTGAAATAATTAAAGAATGCCTTACAAATACACCAATTGTAATGGATAATACTAATAATTATTCTGTAAAAGAGAAAAAAAAAGATAAAAAAATAAAACTAGAAAATTATAAAAATGCTAAAGAAAAACAAGAACTTAAAAGTTTTAAAAATAATGAACTTAAAAATATTTTAAAAAAACACGGACTTCCAATTAGTGGTAATAAGCAAAAATTAATTGATAGAGTTTGGGAAATATCACATACTACAAATTCAATAGTTAAAAATGATAATGAAAATAAAAAACCTATTAATGAAGAAGATATTATTTGTGAATTGGATTTAGATTCTTGTCCATCTATATTTATAGATAATGGAAAAATTGTAGAAGTTAAATCAAATGGGAATGAATATAAGCTTTTTAAAAAAAAATTTTTATTTATAGAAAATGATACTGATATAAAATATTGCGGTATATATGATGGGGAAAATATAAATTTTTCAAATGAACACGAATATCCATCAGAGCTAATATCTCTTTTAGGTTTATAAATAAATTTGATATAATAACAATTTATCTGAAAAGATCTTAAAATAAATAAAAATGGAATTTTCAAATAACCAATTTAAAGCATTTTCTGATATTTGGAAAGAATTATTGAAGGAAAAAGTTAATATAATTTTTAAAATAGCTAATGAAAAAAAGGTTGATTTCCATAAATTACTTGAAGAATTTATACCAGAAGCTTTTGAAAATAGAGATATATGGGAAAAAAATTATCCAAATATCAGTAGTTCTAAAAAAACAACAAAGTTAGTTATTGGCGGTTCTAAAAAAACAACAAAGTTAGTTATTGGTGGTTCTAAAAAAACAAAAACAAAAAAGTTAGTTATTGGTGGTTCTAAAAAAACAACAAAGTTAGTTATTGGTGGTTCTAAAAAAACAAAAACAAAAACAAAAAAGTTAGTTATTGGTGGTTCTAAAAAAACAAAAACAAAAAAGTTAGTTATTGGTGGTTCTAAAAAAACAAAAACAAAAAAGTTAGTTATTGGTGGTTCTAAAAAAACAAAAAAGTTAGTTATTGGTAGTTCTAAAAAACAAAAAAGTTAATTATTGAAAAATCGAAATTAATTCATTAATATTTTTATTTTTAAGTAATTTAGTTATCAATAAATTTGAAATTACAAATATTTTTTATATTCTTATAAAAAATGGAATTTGTTAACCAGTCAATTAATATTTGGAAATTAAATATATTGAATAATCTTATTAAGACTGTAGAAAAAACGAAAAGATGGAATCTAAAAAATTTATATATAAAAGAAAAATGTATAGATACAATTAAAATACAAATGATAGAAACGCCAGTTAAAAATAATATAATAAAAAAATTTAAAATCATGATACATAAAGTTTTAGCAAATAACGAAAAAGGAGCTGTTTTTAAAGCAAGAGGATATACAGATACAATTAAAGCTTTTGGTGAATATGATGGTGAAATAGATAATCTTGTTTTAGCTAAAAAAGTATTACAAAAATTTGGAAAAAAAAATCCAAAAAAAACAATGGAAAAATTAAAAGAAATTTTAGAAACTGGAACATTAATTGCAGCTGATAATGCAATTAAAAATAATTTAGTTTTAGCGGCAATTAATTTAACTACAGTTTATAGTATCGGTTATAAAAAAGCTATTAAATTATATAATGAACTGGGTATAACAACAATTGGCCAATTAAAAGCAGAATTACAAAAAAATAATAGTATTTTACATGGAAAACAAAAAATAGGTTTAAAATATTATGATGATTTAAATGAAAAAATACCCAGAAGTGAAATGTTAGAATATAAAAAAATATTATTAGAATCTGCAAAACTAATTGATCCAAATATTAAATTATCTATTAATGGTAGTTTCAGAAGAAAAATGCCAACATCTGGAGATATAGATGTGTTAATTACATGTGATGGTGACACATCTATAATGAGAAAAAAACTTATAAACTATCTTATATCTAAAAATATTATAGTAGAAACTTTAGCAAATGGGAAAAAAAAATTTATGGGTATTTGTAAATTATCAGGATTTGATAAATTTAGACATATTGATATAATTGATTCTTCAAAAGAATGCTATCCATTTGGAGTTCTATATTTTACTGGTTCGGGAGGATTTAATGCTAAAATGCGCGGTATCGCATTGGAAAAAGGATTTTCATTAAATGAATACCAATTTTCAGACAGAAAAACAAAAATACCTATATCTGAAAAAATTATATTTAATAAATTAGGAAAACCATCATTTGAGATTGAACGTGATATTTTTACATTTTTGGATATGAAATATGTTAATCCTGAAGATAGAGTAAATGTTACATTTTCTAAAATTTAATATTTATAAATTAACTTTTATGTCATTAAATAGTCCATAATGGTAGTTCATATAATCTATATATTCGTGAGGTAAATATTTTAATATTTTAGTTTCAATATTTTCATTATTATATATATTTTTATCTTTTTGTTTATATTTATTATTACTATTTTTATATTTGTGTTTATCTTTTTGTTTATTTTTTTTACCTCCTCCTAATTTATTTTTCCATAACGATTTATTTTTACATTTTATCATTTTTTCTCTTAAATACATTACCATCGAAAGTCTATTAAAATGCCAATTATTTTTAATATCAATATCCTTAAATCCATCTTTAAATATTTTATTTGTTTTTTTTTTAAATTCAGTATTACAATGCCATTCATGTACATCCATTGCTAAAAAATCTCCTGTTCTAACATCCACACAAACTCCATATTGAGGAAAACCAATATATGAACCATTATATGTATTTTTATTATTAGGGTCTTCTATTACAATTAAATTACCAAAGCCTTCTTTTAAATCTCCCTTGTCTTGATGTAAAGCTGTTCTCCAACTATAATTTATTGTAATTGTTGAAAAGGCTGTTCCAGGTATAACAAAATTAGGTGTTTGTTGGGCTCTATCATATTGAATTTTATAATTTGTAGGTATTAATTTTTTAAATTGTTCATTGCATTTTTTAATAAAAGGTAATCCAGTTTTCCATAATTCTGGATTATCTCTATTAAAGGCTGTTAATCTACATGGAGCACCTTTACCTTTAAGATTTCTATCAGGTACATCAAAAAATCCTATAATATTGGATTTTGATAAATTACTTGTAGCTTGTTTGCTTTTTTTACCAGATACAGAAGAATAAAACCCAGTTCTAAATTTGCTTTTATTTACAAATGTGCCTATATAATTAGCAAGTTTATTTCTATCTAATTCTCCAGCAGCAGCTCCTCTATTTTCATGTTTTTTTTTAGATGCTTCTAAATATGCTTTTAATGCTATATCAGTATATTTTGGTGGAATAACATTTTTCCTAAATTTCAATAATAATTTTCCAGAATTAGTATAAACGTCACAATCATAATCGATTATATATCTATCTTTTTTATTATAAAAAGACTCTGGAAAATATTCACCTTCTTTATTTTTAATATTTTCATCAGATATTATTTTTTTTACAATTATTTTTTTAACCATATTAATATATATTTACAAATTAATAATATTTAATTTATTAGAGGTTAATATATTTTTCTCTTTGTTTATATTAATTAATTATGAGTAATAAATTTAGTAATTATAAAGAATTGTTAAAAATAATTGCCAAAAAATTGTCAAAAAAAGATAAAAAATATATTTATAGAAATTTAAATAAAATTACAAATCAATTTATAGAAATATCGAGTATAATTAAAAATATAAGTTATTTATTTAACAATAAAAAAGATAAAAATCAAATACAAAAAGAAATTATGAAAATGAATTTTTCTAAACAGGAATCACAAACACTAATTGATACAATTCTTTTAAATAATTTAAAAGGTGGTGATAAAAAAAAAATAAAGGGTTTTTTGGAAGAATTAAATGAAAATATAGATATAAAAGATAAAATGTATGGTGTAAATGATGACCATTCTATTTTTAATATACCTAGAATATTAACACATTACACTATAAATTTTCCTAAAGTTTTATTTCAATTTACATCTAATTTTTATCAATATTTAGCAAATTTATTTACATTTGATTTAAATAGTAATGAGGATTTTAATAAACCGTTAGATATTGTATATTTTTGGTTATTTATTTTTGCATCATTTCCATTTTATGGATATTACGCAAATATAATTTTAATAATTAAATCACTATTAGATAAAAAAATGTTTTTGGCAATTATCACAATGATAAGTACATTTATTTCAAGTTTATTATTTTATCATGTTGCCGATATTGGATTATTATATAAAGTATTTTATAGTATTGATAATTATTCTTATTCAAGAAAAAATATTTCCAAAATTAGAAACCCCGATCAGAAAACTTTAAATTAAATAAAAACTATCCTAAATATCATAAAAACTAAAATTTTTATTATAATATATTATAATATTATATGAAAACTTTGTATAATTTTATAGAATCTCCTATAACAAACGAAAAATTCGCTTTGAATACACAAGAAGCAAATAACATACTTTTAAATTATTTACAACAATTTATTAATAATGATTGTAAAAAAAATTTAAAAAAAAATTGTAATACAGATGATTGCGGTTGGATTAAGGGTCACGGTTGTATACAAAAAAATATATCGGATGTAGCTATTACACAAAATAAAGTTTTTGGAAAAACAAATTGTAGTAAATATAATAAAAACACAAAACCAAAATGTAATAATACTTCCGATTGTGATTGGATAGTTGGTAAGGGTTGTAAAAATAAAAATATAGAAAAACCAATCGAAGAAATATTTACAAATTTTACAAAAATAGATATTGATAATCCAGAATTAGATATTTTATTGAATGATATTGAGGAAATTGTGAACAGTACTGTTAATAATACAAATCTTAATAAGTCATGTACTGTTAATGAAAAAACATCATTTTTTACAAAATCTAAAATTAATAAACTCATAAAAGAACAAAAAATACTTTTTTATAATAGTAAAGACGAATTACCGGAATTAGAAGGATTTGGGAATAGTGATAATAAAAGATTTCTATCGGACGAAATGACTGACTTTAATAGTAATTATTTTTTCTCAAATAAAAATCACAGATTAAAATTCATAAATTTAGTTACAAAGACGATCCAAAAATATTTAGATGTATTACGACCACACCTGGGGTTAAATAAAAATAATATAAATATTATTTTTAAAGGTGGAATAATTATTCGTTTTTTTTTAAAAGAATTAATACGTGATTTTGGAAATGAAACAGAGGATTATTTTTCTAATATAATTAATAAATATATTAAAATTGGGGATTTTGATTTCGAAATAATATCAAATCCTAAAGAAATTTCACCAATATTGTTAAATAAAATCAATATAATATCACAACTGATAATATTACGAATTAGAAATCATTTATTAAAATATAAAAAATATTATTTTGATATATTTAACTATAATAAAGATTATCAGCAAAATTTATTACAAATAACATTAAATAAATTAAACCATCTTTGTAGTACAAAAGATAATACAAATTTTTATAATAATATAACCATTGATTATATTGAATTCGACGGAGATTGTATAGATAATAAAAAAAAAATATTCCAAAAAAAAATAAACAAATACGATTTAGATGAATTAAAAAAATACAAATCAAAAGAGGATTTAGCAAATAAAACAAATATTTCAACTTGTAGAACTGATTTTTCAATAATTAAGGATATGGACAATGATGAAAATGTATATTTTATTTTAACTAAAAATTTATTAAAAGAGTATAAGATTCCGGTAAATTTAATTAAAGGTTTAACGTTAGCCAATAAAATTAAAGGAAGTCAGTTATATTCTACATACAATCCAAATATTTTATTTAAAGGAGGTGATGGATTCAGTCGTAATTTTCAGTTAAATAGAATTAAATATAATTACATTATTTATTTTAAAAAACAATTATCAAATGGAAAGATATTATATTTAAAAGATAATATTCCTGGTGAAATTTTAGATTTAAGTCATAGTTTACATAAAGATGTACGAAAAATACAAAAGCATATTGTACCATATAATGATAACGATTATTTTAGACCTATCCATTTACTAAATTATAATATAAATTTTATGACATATACAATAAAAGGTTTAATTACTGATTTAACAATGATATTATTTAATGAACATGGACATAAACCATGGAAAGATATAAAATATTTAAAACGTTTATATCGTCTTATATTTTTAGTTATATTTTACTATTTCATGGAATCAAAAAATCAAAGAGAATACATATCTTATAGAAATAAAATTAGATTAGTAAAAAAATTTATAAAATTAATCGAGACAAATTTTATTAGTAAATTTGATTTTAAATCAAAGTTAATGAATGATATTAAGGATGATTTTCATAAAGTATATAAAAATGTAACAAAATCAGAGAAATATTTATATGATGATTTTAAAAATAATACAGTTTATATTCTTAAAAATATATATTTAGTTTTTTTTATTGAACAAAATTTAATAAAACAGAAAAAATTAAGTATTAAATATTTAAACGAAGACCTTCTCTTGAATAATTAAATTATCTAGGTAAATAAATATTTGTAAAACAAATCCATAACTAACAAATCCATAACTATTGGGTTTGTATATAAAATGAAATTATTGGTTTATATAAGCTAAACTATTGGCTTATATCGTCCAATCATATTAAAATGAAATATAAATTATGAAAATATTATGTTTAGCATTTATCATGTTTAACATTTAAATGGAATATTATTTATAGAATAAAGAAATAATACAATACTTGATGCCAGTTTTTTAGATACT